GTATATCTCATGTTGCAACTTGCTGGCGATTGTAACCGCAATGAAATCTGAACGACTGCCAACTTTTGCGGACTCGATGTCTGCTGCATCGAATCTTTACGGACTTGATCTTGAAGAAATTCGCCGCGCAAAACATGCCGGCTGTCGAGCGTTTCGGAATAACCGAATCCATCGCGACGATCTGATCGCATGGCTGAAAGCGAATCCGCGCAGCGCCGAGGAGTTGGCGATAGACGGCAAAAACCTTTCCCTTCAAGATCAGAAACTTGCCAAACAAATTGAGAAGCTCGACATCGAGATCGCGCGGAGCCGTGGCGACCTAGTTGAGCGAGCTATTGTGACCGAGGAATGGGGGAAGCACATCACGCGCCTTTTCGACATCGTCACGCAAAGCTGTCCGCGTGACATGGCGCTAATCATCACCAAGGAGTTTCGTGGCTATCTCGGAAAAGCCGCAAAGGATTTATGACCATCGATATGCTCGCCCGGCTCTCGGGCATCACACCATTGACCAAGACCGAACTGCGCGACATTCGCCGAGCTGGCGACAAACGAAAGCGCGTGCAGCTCTGCGAACCGGAGGCAACCAGCCGACACTCTCGGGAGGAGCTGGCAAACGCATGGAAGACTCTAGAGAAGCGGAAGGCACAGCAGGAAAGGATCAAGCGCGGATGATGACGCTGCAGAATACGCCGTGGAATAGTCGCGTGCGAATCGTCGGCACCATCACGCGCAACGGAGTCTTGACCTATCTTGTGTGGCGCAATGGCGAGGTGCATCGTTCAGCAAATCCCGAGGAATGACTGATCGCCGCTGGCTAGCCGACATGCTTGCGGGCATGGTGCCGGAACGGTTCAGCGGCAGCATGGTCGAATACTTTGACGGCACGCTCCGGCTTCCGCACTCGACTCGGTATCCGGTGTATATCGCCGAGGAGTCGCCGTGGCTGATCGAGCCGATGCGCGCGGCAAATGATTCCACGGTCAAACGGGTGGACGTGCGCGGGCCAGCGGGCGCCGCGAAGTCGCTGATCGGCGAGATGCACATCGCCTGGTGCGTGGACAACGACCCCGGCCTTTATTACTACGTCCATCAATCCGACCCTGACGGCGTGGATGCGATGGAAGACCGCATCTTGCCGATGCTCCAGGCCAACGACTTTCTTGCGAAACGACTTCCGAATGATCGGCACAAGCAACGCATCGCCAAGATCGCTTTCCCCCACATGAGTCTCTACTGCGTCGGCGCGAACATGAGCGCAGCACAATCCAAGCGCGTCAAATTCCTGACGATGGAAGAGCCTCATATGTATCGGCCCGGCATGATGTCGGCATTTGAAAAGAGGTGCGAAGGTGTCCGCAACGCTAAGATTCTCACGCTCTCCACAGGTAGCGTCCTGGGGGACGAGTCGGACAATGCCTTTCAGTCTGGCACTTGTGAGGAGTGGCAAGTGCCATGTCCGCACTGCCGACAGTTTCAACGGATGACTGATGGGCGGGATAGACTCATCTACACTCAGGGCGAAAAGACCACGGACGAGAACGGCCAATACAACTGGAAAGACATTCTGCCGACCGTCCGCTACAACTGCGAGCACTGCGGGCGGGACTGGCCAAGCGACGAAGCCAGCCGCCGCGCACAGGCGCAACAAGGGCGCTACGAGGCGACCAACCCCAACGCACCGGAGTGGCACCGTTCGTTCCATTGGGAGGCTGCTGCCGTGCATTATTTCCATCTCGGCTCGCTACTCATGGAGAAGCTGAAAGCGAGCTACGCGGCCAAGGCAGGACAGATCGAACCGCTGCGGGACTACATCCAGAAACGGCGCGCGCTGGCGTGGGACGAGTCGCCGACTGATGCGGACGGCGACTTGAATTTTGAGCGCATGAAAGGGCAGTATTTGAAGGGCGACAAGTTCGAGGGCGAGATTGCGCGCTTCCTGACCATTGACAACCAAGCCGGGCGGGCGAGCAAAGGCGAAGGCGCGCACCGCTGGTATGTCTGCCGGGCCTACGGGGAAAAGGAGGCGCGGATTATTGACGAGGGGCGGCTTTCCACATGGGAGGACGTTGAGGAAAGGCGCATTGCGTTGGGAGTTGATCCGGCACGGACACTAATTGATTGCGCGTTTGCCACCGTCGAAGTTCAGGAAAGATGCGTGAAATATGGATGGCAGGCATTGTGGGGGGATAACACGAACCGCCGTGACTTCCCTCATCACGAAATGGCGAACGGCCAGCGAATTACACGACGGTATCCATTTAGCTCTGTCAACGTTGGGCACGTCGGCATTGGCACCGACAAAACGCGGAGGCAGGCCCGTTACTTTTTCTGGTGTCAGGAGCCTATAAAATCGCTCTATCACAGATTGAGGGGAGGGCTTTCAAGTTATCGTCTTACGGTCCCGCAAAACATTTCCGCCGATTACGTCAAGCACACCAGTTCAGAATTTAAGCGGATGGAAATTGCCAGGGACGGGTCGAAAAAATGGCGGTGGACTGTTATGAAGGGCCGTCCTAATCACCTATTAGATTGTGATCAGATGTCTATCGTAGCGGCTTTGCTTGATGTTCGCATCCGAGCCGTGCTTTATGTTACCGGAGGGATTGAGGAAGAAACTTCGCCCGCGCCGGAATCAACCGGCGCGGGCGTGTCGTAACTTTTCCGTGCAGAGCAATGCCGCGCATTGCAGAGCAACACCATCCCGCTCTGTGAACTATTGCAAAATACTTGTTGCGCGTTTGAAAATCAAGTGTTAAACATTTCGGCAGATGAAGAAATTCACCACAACGATAGCCGCTCGCGTCACTTCGCAGACGCGGGATAACCTAAAGAAAAAAGCGCAGAAGCGCAAAATCCGCCTGACCGACATCGCCCGCGAGGCGCTGGAAGAAAAGGCACAAAGCAAATAAACTATGAAATCCATCACAACAACCTGGACGGGCATCCGTCCGCTCATCATGTCGAATCCGCAGACCGTGGAAATCGCCAACCCGTTTGCCGTTAATTCTCGGCGCGTCAACGGCCTGCTAAAAGCGGCGCGCAAGAAAGGCGACGAAAACCGCATGGCTGAACTGGCCGACGAGCAAAAGCGCGGTGACTGGGAGGCGTCTGCTTATTGGGACACGAAGGAAAAACGCTTCTTCATTCCTGACACCTGCCTGCTTGCTTGCATCCGCAACGGAGCGGCAGCCGCCAAGAAAGGAAAGGACATCGACCGGGCTGTTATCATTACCGAGACGGAGGCAGTGATCGAGACGGAAATCAAACACAACAGCCTCGACGCCTACTATGCCGACGCAGACTTCCGTCTGGAATGTCCGGCCAAGGTGCCACCTAAGACCGGTGCTCTGATCTGGAAAGTGCGGTGCATGATGCCGACCGGATGGAAGATCAGCTTTGGAATCGAGTTTGACGAAAACATCGTCGCCGAGAAATCGCTGCGCGAGGCGCTGGAGCTGGCGGGCCGTCTTAGCGGCATCGGCGGATGGCGTCCGAAGTTTGGGCGCTTCCTTGTGTCCTAAATGGACAAAGCTATGACGAGCGAATCCAAATATGGCAGCGCGCGGAATAGCTTGGTCTGGCTAGGCGTGGCTAAGTCCACACACCGCGCATCCGAAAGGGTGCGCGGTAGTGGGCATGGCGAGGCCGGGCGAGGCGCGGCGCGGCACGGCCTGGCGCGGCAAACACACAGCGGCTTTTCGGAGCCGTTGCAGTTTGCTCGGCGAGGCACGGCCTGGCGCGGCAGGGCAAGGCGCGGCGGGGCAAGGCGTGGCAAACACACAGCGGCTTTTCGGAGCCGTTGCAGTTTGCCCGGCAAGGCCAGGCACGGCGAGGCCGGGCGCGGCGCGGCGCGGCACGGCACAATCATCCGGCTAATCACCGGACAGTTTTATGACAGACACAGAAAACCAAACAGATAGTTCAGGCGAAGTCGTAAGGCTTCCGCTCTGGAAAAACGCACTCGACAAAATGCGCGAAACCGGCATCGGCTACGGTGTAGTTTTCGATGCCAAGTTTTTCGAGGATGAACTGAGATCAAAGCGCGACGAAATGAACTTCGGACTTGGCATGTCAGCCATCCGTCGAGAACTGGAAAAGGATGGATATTACATCACCGGACGAGGCCAGAAGGGCAATCAGTTTGTGATCGTTCCGCCTGAGTCCAACGCAAACGTGATGGGCAGTTACGCTCGACAGGCGCTTGATGCGCTTAGTCGCGGATTCATCCTCGGCACAAATACGCGCCTTGATACTCTGGAAAAGCGCGACCGCGACCGCCACGAATCACTGCTTGCCAAAATGGCAACTCGGCTGGCTCTGATGAAGCTGCCGGTGGGCGAGGCGCGAAAACTTTTGAAGTAAAGTCTATCGCTATCTGGCGAGGCGTGGCGAGGCACGGCGTGGCGCGGCGGGGCAAGGCGTGGCAAACACACAGCGGCTTTTCGGAGCCGTTGCAGTTTGGCGCGGCTGGGCCGGGCCCGGCGCGGCGGGGCGAGGCGCGGCCAGGCATAGCACCCCACAAGGGCGGCACCGGAAACGGTGCCGCCCTTAGCTTTGCTCCCATCTTCTCATTTTTGAGAATATCGTTGCAAAATTGAGAATCCCGCGCTAAGAGAGCGGGAATGAAGGGAACGCTCGTCGGCCTGACCGGCACGGAATTGGGCACGCTACGCACCTCCGCGCTGGCGTGCATCGTCGCGGGCACCGTGCGCGGCACCTCCTATTCCATCGCGGGGCGCACGTTCAGTTTCCCGAGCCTGGAGTCCGCGCAGGACTTACTTTCCGAGGCTAACTACGCCCTCGGGCTGCTCAACGGCACGCGCGGAACCAACATCCGCGCCAACTTCAACCCCGGCCTCGGGCGTGGAGTCACCTACTAAATGGAAGCTCCCGCGTTCAAGCCCTCGATCCTCGACCGCGCCATCTCGGCGATCTCACCCGTCGCCGGGATGAAGCGTCTGGCCGCGCGACAGGTGCTCCATCAATTTTCATACGACGGCGCGCGGGCCACCACCAAGCGCGCGCAGGCGCCGGCACAGATCGCCCCCAACTCTTTTTCCGTCCAGCGCGACCGGCTTCAGCTTCTCCGCGAGGCGACCGATCTTGAAAACAACTTTGCACCCGCAAAAACCCTGAACCGGAAATACGCAATGTATGTGGCCCCTCAAGGCTACCATGCGCAAACCGGGGACTCTCAGCTCGACACGGACGTTGAACAATACCTAAACCAAATATGGTTTCCAAACGCCGACGTTGCCGGTCGGGCTGACTTTTTCCGCCTGATGGAGTTTGGAGTGATCGGCATGAATCGCGGAGGCGATTACGGCTGGGCCTACATGCGGCCAGGATTTGAGGAAGGGATGAGCATTGACGACGCGGCTCAGCTACCGTTCGCCATTCAGCCGGTGGAGTCTGACCGCATCGGCGGAGTCTATCAGAACGTGGTCAGCGAGGACTATGTC